AATATAAAAAAAGTTTCAAAAAAGTTTGGAAAAAAAATCAAAAAAAAATAAAAAAAGTTTCAAAAAAATCAAAAAAAATTCTCACATAATTTTCTTAAAAAGTGTTCGATTAAGGGGAATGGTTTTTTTTATGTTGTGTTCTATTAACGGTAAATTTTTAATAGTAAACAAGATGAAAAAAATAAGTGTTCAATTAAAGGCTTTTGTTTGACAAATGAAATCTTAGGGAGGATTTTAAATGAGAATTTGTAGAGCATGTGGATTAGAAATTACATCTTTAATGTCAATATATTATTCTAAATTAGGATTGATATTAAAGTGTGAGAATCCTAATTGTGTATTAAATTATTCTGATCAGTTAAGGGAGAAAAAATAAATGTTAAATAGAAAATCTCCATTAACTTATGAAGAAATAATGTTACAAAAACAATTAGATGAAACATCTAGAGCAATAGAATCTATTGCTGAAGAAAAATCTAGAAAAAAAGATGAGGAATATGCAGATTGGTTAGATGCTAATTCACCATTTACTTCAAAGATTTATTTGGGAGAAATGGATTGTTATGAATAGAGATAAACAATTAGAAATATTTATTGAGATTCCTTCTCATATAGAAATATTAATATGCGATAAATGTAATTATTATTTTTGCTTTGATTGTAAGTTTAAAAGATTTGTTAGGAAATTAATCAGGAGAATTTTTTAAGAGGTAAAAATGTTTAAAGAAAAAATTGTATATTCAGAATTGTTTCAAGAAAATTATGGAACTGGAAAAGCCTCTGCAAAATATATTTATAAAATATTTAAGGATCATGGATTATTAAATGAGTATGGTAATCGAGAAGTTATTGAAGAATTTATTTCTCAGTTTGGAAGAAAAGATTATTATCAATTAGATGCAGAATTTCAAATGTTCTTAGGTTATTAAAAAGTGTTCTATTAAACAAAATTTTCATAGGGAGGAAATTAAATGTTCAGAGTTGAGCAAAAAATAGAAAAAGTTAGTGTTCATTTAAAACATGTGGATAAATATTCATTCAGAAGTTTTAATTGGATTAATTCTAATTCCGAAATGAGTAAAAATGATCTTTATATAGAAATTAAAGGCGAAAATACTTATCTTGAGGAAAAAGAAGAATTAGGATTATTCCTTAGTTTTGATCAAGCAATAGAGTTAAGAAATATTTTAGATAAAGAAATAGAGGATGTTTTACAAAATTTTGAAAAAGCAGTTAATTCAAAATTAGAAAAGAAAAATTCTCTGAAGGAGAACGATTGTGCATAGTCATATTCTAGCAGGAGATTTTGGATATTTACCATCTTATAACTCAGGAATAATTGATTTAAAAGAATCTGATAATGCTATGCAAGATTATTTAGAACATTTAAAAGATTCTGTAGATATGGATATTTCTGAAAAAGATTTAGACGCGTCAATTAATGTTATTTACGATAAAGATTTATTTCTAGTTGGTGCAACTGTTAACAGGAAATATTTCTTTATTGATTATGTGGAATTAGCTTATTGTGAATTTAGTGAGTGTGAAAATGAAGACTTACCATAAACATTATTTTGTAAATTGTTGGATTAAAAAATGTTCAATTAAAAGAAACCATAAACATTGTCAAGATAAAAATTGTATAGCTTATAAAATATTAACTGGAGTTTAAAAATGGTTGAGAAAACAATTTTTTGTCCTAATAAATGCAATGATATTTATTTATTGCGTCATACAGTTAAAAATGATTATGAAGAAGGTGATGATTTATTTTTCAAAAAAAGAAAATGGGTAGCTTACTACTTTTGTGAAAATTGTAGATGGGGATTAATTCTAGAGGGTGGTGAACCAGTCTCACAAGGTTTTAATCGAGAAGATATACAGATAGAAATTTTATATGCCTTAGAAAAAAATAATTGGAAACAACAAGGATGGATATCATGATTTCAAAAAAGAGAAGTCTAGTAGAAAAATTAAATAAAATCTATGAACCATTGTTTGAAGAATTTAGTGATTTGCAAGAATTAAAATCTCAGGTTGAAGAAACGATAAGTGAGATGGAAGATCAAATAATTAATATAGGTTATGATCTCGGTTCTCTTAAAGAATTAATTGATGCTGAAGAAGCAGAATTAGCAAAATTAATTTTAGGAATTTCTCAGGGAATGAGTGAAGAGCAAGTATTAAAAGCATCTATAGCAAGAATTGTTAGGTAATGAAACCTGAGAATAAATGGCATTTGCCTAAATATAAAAAAAATAAATTCATAAAACTTAATTGGAGAAAAAGAATGTCACATTTTTATGGTTATTTAGATAATAGTATTAATCAAACAAAAACTATGCGTGGATTTACTAATCATGGATTAACTGCTGAAGCGTGTAGTTGGAATGGAAAAATTAGAACAAGAATTTATCAAGATAAAGATGGTGTTGATAGATTTGTTGTTTCTCAAGAAACTCATCAAGGGAATGGTGTTAATGAAATTTTAGCATCAGGAAAAATTGGTGAGATTCAAAGTGAATTAATAATCAATTAAAAATTAAATCCTCCCTTGGATGTGTCCTGAGCATGACATAAAACTGCTCTCAATTATTTATTTATTTTTTATTTTTCTACATATTATTTTGGTTATTAAAAAAAGTGTTCTATTAAGGGGGCAAAATGGAAACTATAAATCTAGCACCGAGATGGATGGGATTAGCACGACCATTTATTCAAGGGTATTTAAATCTTCAAAAAGATTGTGAATATTGTATTGGAAATGAAAGTGAATCTAAATTTGTTGCAAGTCTTTTAGAAGATGCGTGTACTCAAATGGATAAAAGAAATGATCAAATTAAAGAAGAGTTTGGTGAAGATACAAAAACTCTAAACTTTATGTTAAGTCCTAGAGGACAAATTGTTATGGCAAAAGCTATTCATTATGGTTTAGAAATTATGAATAAAGTAGAAAAACCTTTAAGAGAAATTTCTGATATAGCTGATATTGAAAAGATTAGAGATAATGTGTTTCCTAATTTAATTCTTGAGAATGATTTAAAAATTCTAGCACCTGAAGTTATTACTAAAGTAGAAAAACAACAAAAGGAAAAAGGAAAGTAATCGTTATGGCAAAAAATAAATATAACTATTTGGAGAAATGGGTTAAAGCAGAAAACTATATGGGTGCTGATCATTCAGATTCTTATGTAGTTGTTACGAAAAGTAGAGATTCAGATTTAATAGATCAAGTTAATTTTGATTCTGCTTTAGAAGAATTAGACGCGTGGGAAAATTCTCATATTAAAGGTGACCATCATTTTGTAATAAATAATAGTCATTGGCTTGTAGGATGGATTGAATATATTTTAATCACGCCTTGTGAAGATTGTAGTGATGAAGACTTTCATGATTTATGCGAATGGGTTGACGATAATATTTCTCAAGTTATTTGTGAATCAGGAATAATAAATGAAGATAAATTTTCTGAAAAAGAAAATGAAAAGTTTTCTGATGAAATTCAAGAATGGATTCATGATTGGGTTAGTTATCAAGAACATAGAATTGAAGATGATTGGCAAGATGTAGATGTTTATGGAAGAGTAGAAGAATTAGTTTCAGATTATGGTAGAGATTTAGAACACATTAGAGAAGAAGATATTGATAATTGTGTAGAAAAAGTATTTAAAGATTTAGGTTTGATAGATAGTTTAAAAAATCTAAAACTTAGAGCAGAAGAATGTGCTGAATCTAGAAATCATGTTCTAGGAAGTTGGGATGATATTCATACAGATTATTGGAAAATCTCACACATGAATAATTTATTCAATGATGAAGAATTTAATCCTAAAGAAAAAGTTAACGTGAAGTATTCAGATGCCATATGTATAAGTTGTAAAAGAGAAGTCAGAGTTACAGTTAAACCGTTACCTAATGAAATTGATATAGCAGGTGAAGCATTAGCAATAGGATGTTATTAAAATGATTTATCAAATTTTAATTGAAACTCATTGTTATGAGGATTGGGAAAAAGCTAGAAAGTTTTTTGATAATCCAAAGACAACTCCAATGACTCAACCTTATAAATATAATATTAAGGCAAGTAATGCGTGGAGAACTGTTAACGCTAATCGAGATCAAGAATATATTGATGAACAATTATTTTTAAGATTAAATAGTTAATTTTTATTTAGATGAGATACATAAGTTTTTTTTAAACTTGAGGATTGGCTACATTTTGCCTACTCCTGCCTCAGGTAGATTATTTTGTTTATGTCGCAAGGCTCACTATTTAGCTAAAACGTGAAAGCTGAAAAGGAATTTTCTCAATGAAAAAATATAATAAAGTATTTTATGTATCTATATTCGTAACCATTGTTTGGTTATTAAAAGGGTAAGGAGTATAAAGATTAAAGGGAAAGATTAAAAGAGAGAAGGAGAAGAATTAAATGTCATGTGAAATATGTGGTGAGGACTTAAAGGGTCTTCAGTATGGAATAGTTGGAGTTGACATCAAATCAACAGGTGATTATGTCGAATGGGAAACAGGAACTTATGTACATATTTTTATACATAGAGATTGTTATGAAAAAGTAATAGAAAGTTTTAATGAAGCTATGACATATAGCTAAAGAGAGAGAGAATGGAAAGATTTAAAAATACAATAGAGAAAGGTATTCAAGAAACTGTTAAAGATCAACATGATGTCTTTAATTTTATTTACACAATGTCTTCACAAAAAGAAATATATGAATGGTTATTAAACCTTCAGTTAAGAGCATGGGATGAAGATGATTACCAATGGTATGTAGATAGACGAGCCTATATGAATTCTGATAGAGGATAGGATTATGCACGATAATGAAAAGTTAGAAATGAATATTGGTAATCCAGTATTAGCAGATTGTATGGTTTGTCAAACACAAGAAGGTAGAGAAGAGTTTGGACAAAGTTCTCCGAAAGCCTTACCTCTAGATTGTTATCAAGTTACTTCTAGGTTTTTAGATCAAGAAGAATCTATAGATAATCCTGAGTTACCAATGTGTAGTGACTGCTTACTTTATGCAGTTAAGAGTGGTGTTCATGTTAAACGATATGGAGAATATTGGGATGGTAGCAATTCTATGTTTATTAGAAACACAGATGGAAAAGCTATAGATAAAATGTTTAAAAAAGCTAAAGAGAGAAGAGGAGAAATTAATTGAAATCTTGGAGTTGTGAAATAGAAATACATTTTACTCAAAGTGGAATTGAAGCAGAAACAAAAGATGAATTGAAAGAAAAAGTTGTAGACCTTTTTAAAGAAGAATACAACTTGGAATTACAAGATCATGAAATTAAAAAAATTGTGAGGTTCAATTGAAGTATTACACATATGAACAATTAAAGAAGTTTAATGCTTCATCAATTAGAACTAAGAAGAATAGAACTTTTCATTGGGGAAAAGTTAACTCTACAATTGAAACTATTGCAAAAGAATTAGATCAAGAGAAAGAGGATTTAAAGTTTCCTTTACTTTTTGCAATGATACACAATGATAGAGAAATGAGAACAGAGTTTGCATTGGGTAGTGAAAGAGTTTGGTTGGATATAAGTTTTAAGCAATATGCTCAATTAAATAATGATGATAGCTTTGAGGACACTCAAGTATTAATTTAAGTTTTTAACGTAAATGGTTTAAGGGTTAGCCACCTAAGAGCGGTCTATGATTTACAAAATAATAATCTTTAAAAGAGAGAGAAAATGGCAAGTATAAAAGAAGCCTATAAAGATCAAGATATCACTTGGGGTGATGGCAGAGTTGCTAAAGCAGGGACTCGACTTCACTCTATGTTGGTAGGAGATATGGTTAGAGATGCTGAAGAAAAACATCAAGGAACTCTTGATGGATACACATCTTCTATCAAATTTCATATCGACAATATTGAAGGTCTAGCAGACGATCAGTTTGTTGAAGGTTTTATTGCAAAAAGAAACGGTAGTGGTTTTGAAATCACTCCTGTAGATGATGCAAGAAAGATCGTTCTTAAAAAGCGACTCGTACTTAATCGTAAGAAAAAAGACGAGTAGCTAATTGAGTTCATTAATAGGGTAGCGTTGAGTCGAAACTAAAAAGAGATGAGGAGACTCCGAACAGGACTCTGCATGTAAGTTGTGCAAAAAAAGATTTAGTGTGGCTCACTATTTCTTGGGATTAGTCCCCCAACTGTTCTCAATCTCGTTCCCTATTAGTGAACTTTAATTCATGAATTAAAATGCTGTGAAATTAAGTCTCAAGGTACTTCCATTCCGAAAGCCCCTATGAGATAATTATAGTCCACCCTTAAGAGATTGGAAAAAATATGAATCTAGCACCCAAAAATTTACAGGAATTTATTGGTCAAAATAAAATAAAAAGATCAATTGAAATTTCTTTAGAAGCAAGCAAGATGAGGAAAGAACCATTTCCTCACATAATGCTATATGGTGGATCAGGTCTAGGGAAAACTACTTTGGCAAATATTATTGCTAAAGAATTTAAAAAAAATATGCACACATTTCTAGCACCATCAATAGAATCTCCTGCTGAAATTAATAGAACTATAAGAAGAATTGAGAAATCAGAATTTCTTTTTATAGATGAGATACATGCTTTACCTAAAAAGTTACAAGAGAATCTCTTAACTGTCATTACTGATTTTGAAGTTGAATACACAAGAGGTTATTTCGTTCCTATTAATCCATTTACTTTAGTTGGAGCAACAACTAATTTAGGTGAACTCACAGAACCATTTCTAAGTAGATTTGGTTTCATAATTGAATTAGAAAAATATTCTTATGATGAGATAGCAATTATTATAGGACTCAATGCAGAGAAGAATAAAATTAAAGTTTCTGCTGATGGGGTGAAGAAAATAGCAAAGGTTAGTAGACGTAATCCAAGAGTTGCAAACAGAGTATTACAAAGATGTTATGACACTAAAACTGTTCGTAAGGTAAAAGAAATAGATACAGATATAGTAAAAGAAACATTAGAATATTTACAAATTGATGAGAATGGATTAAATGCAACTGATATAAAAATCTTAAATGCACTTGCAGACCAATTTGATCTTAGACCTACAGGTATTAAGAACTTGGCTCTTGCATTAGATTTAGATCAGAAATCTATTGAACAATTTTCAGAACCACTACTTGTTGAATTAAAACTGTTGGAACGAACCACAAGAGGAAGAGTTCTAACACAAGAAGGAGTTGCTTACATTGCCTAAATTAATTAGAAAAACTTCCACTATGTCTATGATGGAATATAAATTTGGAAAACCCATAGACGATTTAATTCTAGACTCTATTAAACAAGCTAATGGAGAACAAAGAGAAGCAAGTAATATCTTAGGTATTGCTGAATCAACTCTTAGCAGATGGGTAAATGAATTAAACCTTATTAAATATGTTTCTAAGATTCGTAGAGAGAATGGATTAATTCCCACCACGCGAGCATTGCGTATGGAAATCTCAGGACAAGAAGTTATAGAACTTGCAGTTCAAGGACGTTGTACAGATTGCAATCAAAAGTTTGAAGAGTTTACAGACTATAACATCACAGGTATCACTAAAATAGAAAAGAATACTGTAGCAATCATAAGAGATCAATTAAATATTAAGCATTGGTTTAACCTCGATCTTTCTGTAGTAGCTATCTAGCATATATATTAAATATATATCATAGGTGGCAGACCTATTTAACCTGCCATCCTGTATACAACATACAAGAAAACATTAACAGGAAAAAAGAAAAAATATGCAAATTGATCATGGTGTGGTTCTAATACAAGATTTAAGCGAAGAAATCTATAGATTAAAGGACGAAAGAAAATCTTTAGATTCTAAGATATTAGAAATTGATAATGAAGTGAAAAGTATTTTATCTGACTTTTACAATCTAGCTGAAGCAGGGGATAGGTTAAATGAATCTCCACAAAGTCTTCTAAGGGCTATAAGAGCAGGGAGATATGTTGGAGTTAATTACGGTGGTAGATGGTATGTAAAAGCAAATGACATTAGAGATGAAGCAGAAATAAAAAGAAGATTGGAAAGGGGTATTTAAAATGGTAGAAGATATTAACTGGAATGCAAATGTAGAAGACCTTCCTATAGATGAAGTGGAAGAATGGGAATTTAATTTAAGACCTGCGAATGATAAAGGTGATTCCGATATCCTTCAAGGAAGAGTTGATCCTCAACTTGGACGTATGGTTGATGAATTAATAATGGATGCCAAAGGAAAAGGATTGCCAATTAAGACTAGGGCTGATTTCGTTAGGCTTGCTGTATTCCGAACTACACAACATGTTCAGAAGTATCTTAAAAATCAAGATGAAAGAATAACTCACTACTTATTACTTGAGAAACAAATTGCCCAAGAAGCACAGAAGTCTGCAATGTTAGAGCGTGTTCTTTCTTCTATACAACAGTTAACTAAAGGTTTAATCGTACTGTCTAGTTCTCATCGTCAAAATTGGGATGAGATTAATAAGCGAGTAACTGCTTTCCTCAGTCCTATTATGGATATGAAAGTTAGTGAACCTTTCTTAGCACGTTTGTATGTTACAGAATTATTTGAGTACAACAGATTTAGAGAAGTATTAGAAGATTTAAAACTTAATGGAAAGACTAGTTTGGTCATAAAGGATGCAGAGAAATTTTATGAATCCTAAAGAATATGGTTTGCCATATGATTATTTAAGAGATGGTCAAATCAATGCGTTGGGTTGGATACAAAAGAATAACTGGTTAACAACAAGAGATGAGGAGAAAGTCAAAGTTGTTGAAGCCCCTACTGGAACTGGTAAGACAGGATTAGTTTTAATGCTTTCAGCACTTAATCCTGAATTAAGAGTTCTGGTTCTTTGTGCAACCAAATTAGAACAACAGCAATATGAAGATAATGTAACTCCACTTTATAGGGACTTTGTTTCTGTAAAAGGAAGAAATAACTTTCATTGTCACTTAGATGATCCTTCTGCAAAAACAGAATGTGCTAATAGTGCTTGCTTTGAAATGCACGTTGATGAAGCCAAATGTTCTCTTATCACATCAGGTAAAGAAAAGTTTAAGTGTCCTATTAGAAGTGAGTGTGCTTACTTTCAACAAATTGAAAACATTAAAGAGAAAAGAATTGTTGTTACAAATTATGCTTATGGATTAACCATGCTTAATTTTAATGCTCAAGCATTTGGTAGATTTGATTTGATTGTTTCAGATGAAGGTCATGTCTTAGATCAAATGTTAGAACATTTTATTCGTGTTGTTATTTACGATAGGCAAATAGATAGACTGTATGGAATTAACCTTCCCAACTATGACACAGTTACTCAATGGCAAAGATGGTGTGAAGATAGAAGTTATTCTATTGATCAACTTTACAAACAGACTCATGACCTTGCTCCTGATGAAATGTCTAAAGAAGAACTATCTCTAGCTAAACGTGCTAAGAGTGTTAAGGAATCTTTTGACACTATCAAGAATATGGATTCAGATTGGGTCGTAGAAAGAGACAGGAATCATGTGGAATTTAAACCAATATGGGTAACAAGTAATTCTAAAGATGTTCTTTTCGATCATGCTCCACGCCATATTATTATGAGTGGAACAATTCCATCAGGACAAGAGTTAGCTAAGAAGGTTGGTCTTTCTCCAAGAGAATTTCAGTTCTATAGATTACCTTATGCTTTCCCTGCAAAGAATAGGAAAATAATTTTAGAGCCAACAGCATTAATGAATGCTAAGAGTATAGATTTAAATCTCCCTGTAATAGTTCAAAAGATAGATAACATTATTGATAAGAATTTAGATAAGAAGATTTTAATTCATACTGTGAATTATAAGATTGCTCAGTTTTTAGAAAAGAGAACTAGGCATAGTGGATACATGTTCACACATAATAGTAAAAATAGGATAAGAGTATTAGACGCATTTAAGAAAGCTTCATCTCCTGCAATATTAGTTTCACCATCTTTCGACAAGGCAGTTGATTTACCTGATAAAGAATGTGAATTAATTATTGTAGCGAAATTACCTTATCCATATTTAGGATCGAAAGTTATGCAACATAGAGTAAAAGAAAGTAGGAGGTATTACGACCATGAGACTTTAGCCACTTTAATCCAAATGGCAGGAAGAGGTGTTCGGAGCGAGACTGACAAATGTCCTACAGTCATTCTTGATTCGGGTGCATCTCAATTTTTGAAAAGGTGTAGGACACAAAATTTAATTCCTGAAGGAATTATGGAAGCAATAGAAGGAATTTAATTCTATGACGAATTTGAACTGGGGAGAACCCATAGAGAATTTTCCAACTGGTGGTTGGGATATATATGATGGTGAAGTAGTTCTAGCTGAATACGAAACAGGAAAGTACAACACACAAATACATGTTGTTGTTAGTCCTGAATCTTATGAGTATGAGAAGAAAGGTTTACCATATGATGCTGACGATCAGGCACAAATTAATTACTGGTATTCAATGGGTGGAAACGCTGATACCTACCAAGTGTCTGAAGATGGCATGACTGCTACAGGATCACAGCCTAATAGAAATACTAGAGCTGTAAAATTTATTCTTGCATTAAGAGAACATGCAGGGGTAAGTATGGAAGGTTCTGACTTGTCAGGACTGAAAGGAGCAAAGGCTCATTGGAAAGGAATAGATGAAACTAACAGGAATCCTAATACACAGGAAAATGTTACAAGGACTCATTTCTATCCAGTATCTCCACAACTAGGAGAATCAGGTGGGTCTGTAAACGAAAGTGATGTAGCAGAAGCACACGATCTTTTAAGAGCCGTACTTTCTGCTCACACAGAAGACTCTATTAGGATTAGAGAAATTGCACAAAAGGCTCTAGAGTTTGAGGATGATTACAGCACAGAGACAATAACTCTTGCATCTAATCCCGACACTATTGAAGGTGCAGTTCGAGCAGGGATATTAACAAAAGTAGGTGAGAGAGCGGTTTCGCTTTCTTAACTTCAAAGACATGGGGGAACTCGTTGACTTGTCCGAGTTCGTGATCTCATCTAGGTGCTGAAAAGCAAATAGACACCTCCAAATTTTTTTCAAAGATTTAAGACAACAGATATCTCTCAGTAGAGAGACTTAACTATAGAGACAAGAGGATGAAAGTTCCTTTCCCCTATCCTTAGAGAGAGGACATGGATATACAAAGATTAAGTGCCGATGAAGAAATATGGCACGAGAAATTACAAAAGAATTATGAGAGCGAGCCTAGATCAGGTATGCACGTATCTGATCTAACTTTGTGTTTAAGACAAACAGCACTTTCGCGTCTACATAAACCTAAATGGGATAACACAACTCTCTTTAGGTTTACTATGGGACGTTCAATGGAAAAGGCTTTCTTTTCCGATTTGCTCCCTGAATCTACTCAAGAAATGTCTGTAGAAAAAGATGGCATTGTAGGTCATATAGATTTTGCAGGAGAAGAGATAGATTACGAATGTAAATTAACGTGGGGAAAAGAACCTCCAAATGTTACTAAATTGTTTGCCGATAAATTTTATTGGGCAGAACAAGCAGGTGCTTATACCCACATGAGAGATAGAACTGAGATGAACTTTGTTGTTTGCTATCTCAATCCAATCCCTAGATTAAGAAGTTATAAGTTAACGTGGGAAATATTTGAACTGGAAGATTTGTGGGAAAAGTTCTTAGAGAAAAAAGAATATATAGAGGTTAAAAAAGCTAACGCTGAATTGCCTATGAAGACCCCTTTGACTTGGCTATGTCGAGGATGTAGTTATAAAGAGGTTTGCGATGGTTCATGATCGAAATGAATGGATACGAGATTTCTGTTGTAAATGTAATACGTTGATTAGGTTTAAACCACACCTTGCTTATTATGATAACAAAGAACCTGTGTGTCCTGATTGTATAGAAATATTTATTAATCCACTTAGAAGGTCTTTAGGGAAAGCTGACATTTGGATTGCACCAAAAGCATATGAGGTATTTGATGAATAATTTTGAAAGTTTAGAAAGCTATTTGAAAAATAGAAGGAGAATAGTAATGAGTGTGTGGGCAGGGACAGGAGTAGGTAAAAGTTACTTTGCTCTTACTGCCCCTAAACCTGTTTACTTTCTTAGCTTAGAACCCGAAGGAGCATACTGGAGTATGCAGAATGCTTTAGAAAATGAATTGATACAACCTGATGATGTGAAAATAAATGAAGTTATCAGAAGTGCATTAGGAAGTAATGATGTTCCTTTGGTTAGAAATCTTGCTGATGAAGTAAAAATTTATCGTTACATGAAAGGTGTTATAGAAGATGTTGTAGCAGAAGGTGAGGACAATGGAACTCTTGTCATTGACACAGGAACTACTTGGAATCACATGATGCAAGAAGTGGAGATGGAAGAAATTAACAGGAAGAGAAAGAGTCAAGGAAGAGACTTGTTTCCTTTTGATTATCGTTATGCAAACAAAGCAATGAAAAGTTCTTTGGATGCTATTAGAAATTCTAATCTTAATTGTGTCATTACTCATCATGGTCAAACTGTTTATAACGCTAAAGGTGAGAAGACTCAAAGAAGTGAATACTCAGGTAACAATCAATTACCCCAATGGGTGGATGTTCAGATTCAATTAAAGTACACCGCTGACACGAAAGAGCGTTTTGCTGTAGTAGAGAAATGTAGAGTTGATATAGAGAAAATCGGAGAAGAGATTGATGACCCTACATTCGACAATGTTCTTAATGCTATAGGGGTGTAACGTGAATCCTAAATTAATGAAAGGTAAGCGTCATTCTAATAAATTTGTAGCTAAACAATTAAACGAATGGATTTACGCAATTGTAAAAGAAAATCCTAAAGTTACATTGCAAGAAATTAGCAA